TTATAAAAAAGACTTGCATTCTTTGTCTCATTACATTTAGAACATGTCTTATACATTTATGCATACCATCGGCTTTAGATTCTCTTTTTGTAGATTCTCACTACTTGTGATTACATTTAGATGCTTTGGATTTACACATGATTTATTGTGACACATGTGATTAACAATTTTAGTTTTTGCAGTAAATGGATCTCCTGCTTTTGGAAGTGCATCAAATCCATAATGTAGTGCAAATGCAAATCTATGTGCTTTTACTAATGCTTCTGATGATTTGCCATCTACTTCAATTGGCTTGTAAATATTAAATCCACGATATAGTTTTCTACTATCCCAAAATGGACCATTGAATTCAATACAGCCATTCTCTTTATTTACTAATTTTGATTTAAATTTTTTAACAATGATTTTATCTGTGATGCCCCACTGAATTAACTTATCTTTATAACTTAACATTATAACCACATCCTATATTCACGGACTGTGGTAACTGACTTATATTCCTGGCATGGTATGCATATTTGTGTTTTTGAGTAGTCAATCTTTTCTGCGACTACCTGCTCACAATAGACACAAATTAGTGTGTCTGGACTTAATGTATCTAACATTTCTTACTCCCTTAGTTTCTTGTATTTGCAACATCTCTGCTGCATGTATTAATAGTACCATAACTGTTTGTCAATTGTCAAATAAAAGGCTTTATTTAGGTAACGATTTGATAACAATTTCCTGAGAATTGTCTGAGAAACCATAATCCAAGTCATACCAACCCTTATCCCATAATGTTAATAATCTCTTAAAATAAGCATCATATTTATATCTAATCATATCTGTAGAATATTTCTTATATGTATCTACGGCTATTGCTCTTGGATCAAGGCTTCTTACATCTTCCGTGGCTTTTACGAAGTCCCTCAGAATATGGCATCTAAAGCCATTAAAGCCGTTCTGGACGGTTTCTGTGAAGATACCCATATCAGTTGTTATGACAGGCGTTCCCATGGCCATAGACTGGATATGGACATTACAGAAGGGTTCCTGGTAGATGGTTGGCGTAAAGGTAGCAATTGCTCCTGCAAATAATCTTGCCCTATCTTCTGCCTTAACCTCACCAATATATTCTCCATACTTAGGAATGTAGTTTCCAGAACCTGCCATAATTAATTTAACTCCTGCTGCTTCACAGGCTTGACTGGCTATATCCACACCCTTGCGTTGCGTCATTCTACCCATATATAAATAATAATCTTGGAAATATGGATCTACATTAAAATCTGGTGGAAAGTTCTCAATATTGTAATATCCGTTAATAACTGCATCAAAGAAATTAATATCTATCTCTGCTGCATTTCTATGTTGAGCAGACACTGCTGATCTCCAAGTATTTGATTCAAAGACTTTATACTTAGCAAATGTTCCTGAATATCCAATTCCGTATTCTACTGACATATGTTGTGGAAATGCATCTGCTATTGGCTTTTGTGCAAATCCACCAATTAAGCAAATAAAATCTTTTTGCTGAATATGTCTGGCTATTGTATTAATTGCATTGCGATTAAATATCTGCCAATGTGGAAGGGTATTATCAAAAGATGCTGATGTGTAGTGTCTATCTCCAACTGCATCTAATCTATCTTGTTCTGGCAGGCATTGAATATAGTCTGTTACTTTTGCATCAGTACCTGGCCCAGAAGCATAGAGATATGTCTCATGACCAAGGGAAGTCATCATGTTACAAAACTCTAATGTCTTTTCGGTATAAGCACAGGAACTAAATGCTTTGGTTACTTGTGTATGAGGAAGCCCTATAATATGGAATCTCAAGGAACCCTCTTTTGATGTGTTGGATATTTGGTATCGTCAGTATGATAGCCACTAAAGTATCTTCTGCCAGCACCATGTGGCTTTTCTCTATCTCTTGTTCGTCTTTCTCTGCCAAGTATTTGAGATTCGTTTGAGTCCATCTCAACTATTTCCCTATCAAAAACATTAACTGCAGGAACTACATTATATTTTTCTACATAATTTCGTGGAATAGGAATAAATGCTCCAAGAGGATCGCCTTTTTTGACTTTGACAGTATGTTGCTTTAAAGTCATCTTAATATTAAAAGTAAAGTCTCTACGAATATTATCTGTTTCAATAACACCAGTCATTGCTACACATGTAGGTATAAACATGTTAGGTGGCTGTATAGTCATAAGATTAATTCCTGGAGGAGTTTTAAGAGCAAACATGTTTTGAACTGTTATGATTCCATTATGGAAAACATCTGCCACTATCTGCTTACCTTTGTTATCATCGTTTAATATTTTAATTTTTGCACCTGCTTCGTCACCAGGCCAATAAGCCTCAAAATCAATTAAGGACTTTATTACAAAGCCATATTGATTTCCTATATTTAATGGCAGACAATAATAAAAATGATCAGTGAACCAATCTCTTTTAACTTTACCCGCAAGAGGCATAATTATTTCATTATAATACCCATGCTCTGGAATATTTAAATCATGAGGCACTACAAGGATATGGTTCTCTGGAACTTCAAATCCAGGATCATTCATATAAGGCATTACTTACAACACCCATCCTCACAGTCGCATTCTTCTCCATCAATAATAATATCTAATTGCTCAATTGCATTTATCAGTGCAATCTTAACTGCTAATAAATCATCAGCAAGGGATTTCTGATAATTCTGGTTGTTCATATTTTGAATCGCTGGATAACTCGCTCCGCCCATTTACTTCCTCCATTGTTTGTAGTCGTATTGCTTCTCTTAAACTTACAATCCATTGATTGGCAAGTTGTAGTTGTTCTTGATCATCAGAGGATAGAATAATATCTCCATCCTGAAAATGCCATGTGTTCATTTGTTTTTCCTCATATCTTTAAGTGTTCCAAGAATACTTCTCACTGTACCGTTTTTATTTAAACGAACCACTTTGCCATCTTTAATCTGTACAGGATTAAAGGGCAGTTTTCTTTTTAACTTTCCACTACTCATATATTATTTTTCCTATCATCTTGATCTACCCATAAATACAAGGCAAATGCTGCACCAAGACCTATTGCTAAATTTCCTAAGATTATGCCTAATGCAGTTCCACCAATAATATATTTCACCATAATTTACACTCTTCAGGTTTATGCATTTTGGTATTTGTTTCACTATGCCAAAGCATTTTTTGATTTATTTTAATTCTTCTGGTACAAGCACTACAATTAATATAATTATCTGTATTAATAATAGTCTTCCATCCTGGAGTAGTATTTCTACTATCTATATAATCCTTTTCTTTTTTAAAAGGATTTCTTTCATCTATCCAGTTTATATTACTTCCCATTTATTCTTTTGCCCCTTTTTTCTTTTTGTTTTTTTAAGGACATTTGCCTATGTCTGTCTTTAACATATGATAGGCTTCGCCTTAAGAAAAACATGGTAATTCAGCACTTGCGGTGAGAATTCAACCCGACACGAACATTTGCCCGTAGTCACTTAAGAACCAACATTGATGCGATCTCTAAACGCCCTTAAGCCTCTTAAGTATAACAGAGTATTTTAAAAAGTGCAACTCTAAGCCCCTTTTGAATGTTACAATCATGTTAAATCTTTGTTACAAACATGTTATCTGGGCATAAAAAAAGGAAGCCCTGGACAGAAAACGGGAGTTAAACAACCAGGACTTCCTATATCTATGAAAGCACAGGAGGTGACAAACATAGAATATCATTGTATCATTGTGGCATAAAACTGTCAAACAGGCTTGATAATTTCAATATTGCCATCTGCATCAATTGAAATAGCAAATATTTCTTCTTGTTCTGGTTCCATTAGTACCATCCTTTTTTTTGAAAATGTTTCCAGGCCCCGCATGGGTGCGAGTGTCGTCTTGAAATGTAAGACAGGGTTGCCACCAACTGACTTATACCTGAATCAGATTTTTTCATTCCTAAACTGCTATAAGTGCTATTTAAGAGTTGTCCCAAGCCACTGGCTGTGGATGTAGGATTTTGTGCTGTGACTTTCCAGGCACTCTCACGCCCGATCAACTTGGTAAGGCATGAATATTGTTCTTTATTTAATAATTCTTTTGCCACTTCCTTTGCAGATACCTGCATTAGAGGTGGCCTTTCTTTATATATTATGGGAACTGCTGGTTGTGGAGTTGTTAATTGTACTACTAAAACTACTATTAATACAATTAGTCCTCCGATAAGTGTATCCTTGCTAATATTAATCTCCTTTGGTAGAAAAAGCCCCTACTCATTGGTCACTAATACCTCCTTATAATTCGTTATTTTCTATCATTTCACACAAACGATCTATCGTCCAATCGTCCAAGCCTTCAATTTTAGACAGGTTCTCCAGCAATTCTTCTCTTGCATGGTTGTATCCATCCTTAAAGACTTCTTTATATTCGTCCATTGCTCAAGTGTAGCAGCATTTAGTTGCTTTTGCTTCCCGCTCAGTCAAGTTCTATAAGCCACGATCAGGGCCTGACCCATACTATATCACCTGGAAGGCCTGAAAAGGTCTGTAATAGCCTTGTAGGCACCTTTAAAGGGCATTGTAGGGCAAGCCTTAAGATGTTATTTGCTTCCCTTGCCAAACTCTGTTGCTTTTGGATCAAGAGCCTTTGCTAATGGTCCAAGCAAGCCTGCTAAAAATGCGTTTGAAAGAACTTTCCAATCAGTGATTCCGCTCATGTAGAGGGCTACAACTGATGCGAAAGATGCTCTTGCCCATGACTGAGCCATAGCAATTGCTTTTTCTTTATTGGATTTTACCTTCTTGGCCTTAGCCATTTTTTTTCTCCTTTTTATTTTTAAGCCCCATTTTTTCTATTCTTTGCTTTACTTGCTCAGGTGTTTCAATTACCTCAAAGTGCATTGGGTCAATGCGACCTTTGTAGTCCTCGCCCCACCTGATCCCATATTTATTACATAATTCTCTAATTATTGTAGCCTGTTGCTTGGTAAATGTGTTTCTTGCTCCAAGAGGATGCTTGGTTGCGTTGAGGTCTATGGCTGTACCTGAAGAGTGATTACTCAAAACAGAATCACTACCTCTAACATCTCTATAGGCGTATGCCCAATCGTCAAACACTCCCTCATCAATAGGTTCTACCTGAGCGTGAAACTCAGCAGCAAAGGCAGTCAAGATTACTCCAGCGTCTTTCTGGAGTCTCATTTTCCTATCAGTGCCTTTAACTTTAAACATCTTTATATCTATTTCTTTCTGATCTTCAGAAGCAGGCCAACCATTTTGTGATTTTTTCATTATTTATCCTTCCGTAATGGGATTGTGGCTAACCAAATAAATGTAGCAATAATGGTTGCTACTCCAACTACCTGCTGTGCCGTACCTGTGAGGGTAAGCCAAGCAATGAAAAAGCCAAGCAAAGTAAATATCTGAGCAATACTTTCTTTGAGTACTTCCAAAGCATAGTCAAATATTTTTTTGATAATTTTCATTTTTGTTATTTTTACAAAATCTGTTGTGAACTAAGGTCTTCGCTCTTAGGCTTTA